ATTTCATCCAACCATCAAAAGCATCGTAATTTGCAGTTGCGCCATCACCACCCCACGCTAATCTTACTACATCAGAAGCGATACCTGCTACTGCTCTGTTTACAATTGCATCTCCTAATTGAGTTCCCTCAACATTCATTACATCTGCACCATTTCTGTACATTTCTTCAATATAAGTTCCAAAGAACTCTTGTGAACATTGCTCTAAAGCAACTCTACATCTACCTGCAGTAATTGTTTTATCATCAATGTTAAATTGTGTTGAACCACTTGTTGCAGAACAATCTGTGTAAGGTTGTACTATATTTTTAAGAGCAGCAGAAGTGTAAACATTCATTACGTGCTTAACATTAGGAATAACTCTATAGTTACGCATAATATCATCACTTCTAAATACTGGCTCATAAAATATCTCGTTTAAGTTTGCACCACTATATGTTGCTGTGGTTGCATTGTGTGCTACATTTGCCATTTTATTTTATTTTTTTAATTATTAAATTTTGTTCTTATCTTAGATGCCATTACATTATAAAAACCTGCATTTGCATCTTCTGTCTTATTTACAACTACTGCAGGGTCGCTTGAAGTTTCTAATTCTGTACCTTTAGCATCTGCTTTGTTGATTTTTGCGTTCAAACCTTCAACCTCTACTGTTAAAGTTTCATTGTTTCCTTTTTCAGAAACTAATTCACCCTCTAGTAAAGAAATCTTGTTTGATAATTCTATGTTCTTAGCTTCAAATTCAGAAATCTTATTTGTAATTTCTTCGTTATCTCCTAAGTTCACAGTTATCGCAGTTTGTTCAGCAACATCTTCAGAAACTTTTACATCACCTTTTACAGCAGTAACAATCTCTTCAACTTTGTTGTTAAACCATTCTTTTAACTCGTTAGTCATTTTTTTGTTATTTATATTAATACTTAATTTATTCTTAATTTCTTCCTGTGTGATGTTCTTAAACTTAGAAACATCATACTTTGCAGCCACTTTAATAGAATCAGAGATAGTATCAATGAATCCTAAGTCAAAAGCCTCTTGAGCATTTAACCAACTCTCCTCATCCATCATCTCAGCAAGAGCATCATACGATAATCCTGTTTTCTTCACATAAATGTCTGTTAATTCACTTGTAATCTTATCAAGAGTTTCTGCAGTCTTACGCATATCCTTAGCCTCTCCTGAAGTTCCTCCCCAAGCGTTATGAATCATAAATAAAGAGTTCTCAGCCATTATCACCTCATCTGCACCTAAAGCAATGATAGTAGCTATACTTGCTGCTATACCCTCTATATAGACTGTGGTCTTAGCTTCCCTTCTTTTGATTACATTATACATAGCCATTCCATCAAACACATCTCCTCCAAGCGAATTGATGCGTAAGTTGATTGGCATATCTTTTAGTCCTTTGATTTCTGATATAAAGTCTTGTGCAGTTACTCCATAAGTTCCTATCTCATCAAAGATATATATATCAGCAGTTTCACCTGCTTTGTTTTGAATGTTATACCATTTCTCGTTCATAGCTGCAAAAATACAGGCAAGTCATTTTAAACTTACCCAATTTCCCTACAAAACTTTTAGTATGTGATATTGCTAGATGGTTTAGCCTTGTGTCGTTCTTTGTAAACTACATTCTGAGCCATACTCTCACTTATATCATATTTAATAGATAAGTCCATCCAAGTGTTAGTTCTACTCCCTTCGTTGCCTACTAGCATCCTATCAAAGTCAGCAATAATCATATAGTTCCTAATTCTCTTAGGTTCAATTAATCCTTTCTCAGCAAGATGTCTTATAATGTCTTTACAGGTTGGACTCTCTCCAAATCTCTTTTCTAACTCAATACCTGCAATTTCAATGAAGTCAAAGACTACATCTACTTTATTTTGTCTTATTTTTTTTTGGGACATTTTTCTTTTTAGGTGTTTGCTCTATTTCTATCCACTCATCTACCATCATCTCCCAAAACTTACAAACTGCTCCTCTACAAGAAGTGCAATTAATACTTTGCTTGTTGGCAGGGAATAATAAATGCCACTCTGCAAACATTAAGTTTAATGAAGTTGCTTGATAGGTTGGGAAGTTTTTTTGATGATTCTTGTTAGTTATAACTGCATCAGTCATCATCTTTCTTTTGTTCTTGCTGTAATTAGCAGCGATTTCTTTGAAATTCATATGTAGAGTTTTACCATTTATTTTCTGGACACTTACCAAAAAACTCTTTTGTTAATGATGTCTTTGCATCTAGGAAGCATTTGCATTTAGCACATCTTGAGCCTCTACTTATCTTAGGCTTCTTTAACAGTAAAAAGTTTCGGTAGAAACTACAACTTTTACATACATCTAATCGTTCTAATTTTGTTTTCTTATCAACAAACATTTGTTTACTTTTTTTATTATTAAATTGTAGCTTGAGATTGTATTACACTTACAGTGTTCTGACTGCTTGTAATATCTGCTTCAACTACTGTTACTTTACCTGAGTTACTCATAGCACCCATCATTTGATTCTGTCCTAATGCATTGAATTGTTGTTGTGAGAAAGATGGTTGATTAAGTAATCCTCCATCAGCAAACTTAACACCTCCTCCTGCTGCGTTCATTGCAGATAATTGACTAGAGAACATTGATGTACTTCTTTTATTTATAACAGCCTCACCACCTTCTAATTCAACTACTCTACCACCTACTGCAAACTTCTCACCTCCTTGTGCGTGTGATTTACCTTGTACTAATCCTCCATTAGCAAATTCTTCAATCATTCCTCCATTAGCAAAAGTTATATTGCTAAAAGCGTTTTCAAATACACCACTAACAAGACTACCTGCCCCTGCTGCTACTATAGCCCCTAAAATTGGATTAGCAGCAAAAGCACCTACAATGTAAAGAGAAACAGCCTCCATTATTTTTGCTCTAATAAGTCTTTTTGCAGCATCCTGAGCAGATTCACCTGATAGTGCTGCTCTTTTAACATCTTCTGCAAATGCTTTGTCTTTATCTGCTTGAGATTGAACTTCTAAATCTTTTTCTAAATCAAAAATTCTTTGTGCTATAGCCATTCTGTCTATCCCAATAGCCCCCTGAACTTTTAATAAATTACGCAAATCTTGTATTTCCCTTTTCTTTAAATCACGCTGAAGTTGTGAAATTTCTTCTTCTTTTAAATAACCCATCATCATTTGAGTTACTCTAAAATCTAACATTTCTTTATCAACATCATTATTTAATTCTTTTGCTTTTGTGTTATTGGCTATTGCATCTGTTGATTGATTGGTTGCTGTTGTTGATATGTTTAAAGACTGTACGAGAGCATCTACATCTACTCCTAAATTAAGAGCAGCAGTAGCAGCGGTTTCATATTCTATTGATAATTCCTCTGCCTGTTCATTATTTCTTCTTAAATTTTCAGTATTTTCAGTAACAGAAAGATTAGCATTAGACATCTCAACATCTACTCCACTTAAAGATGTTTGTAATCTTTTATTAGTATTAATACGAGCTTCTACTTGAACTCTTAATGCTTTTTGTTTTTTAACTATTAAATTAGCCGCCTCAATTTCATTTTCAATTTGCTTTTTTCTTATTTCTGTTAATTTTTCTTCAGCAGCTAGAATACTAACTCTTTGTAGCATTGCAGCATTCGCTTCAACTTGAGCCTTTTTCAAATCTTCTAAATTTGTTTTTTCAGTAACTATATTAGGCAGGTACTCACCGTATTCTAAATTTAATTTCGCAACAAGTTTATTTCTAGTGTCTTGAGATGTATTTGTTTCTTGAAGTGCATTAAACAAATCATTCATTGCTAATCTATCTTCATTAACTTTTTGAGATATAGGAGTTTCTATAAAGTCAGTTACTTTATTGATAAAATTAGCAAATCCATCTGTAATATTTTTCAAACTTTCCCCAAATCCATCTACAAATGCAATTTGAAAACCTTGCCAAGCAGACTCAGACCTTTTTAAAGCACCCTCTAAGTTATCTCCAACTATTCTAGCCATCTCCTCAGCAGCACCACTTGCATCTTTTAGAGCATCTCTAAGTTCTAATGTTCTTTGTCTGCTAGTAATCATTTGTTCAAATGCTGAAACCTGCCTTACATCTACAATTTCCATTATTTCTGCAAGACTACCTCCTTCTTTGCTAAATTTAGCCATAGCAGGAACTAAATCATCCAATGAATGAATTGTTTTACCGAAAGATTTTACTAAATCAGAATTAGGGTCTTGCATTTTAAGTAATATGTTCCTTAAAGATGTACCTGCGATAGAAGCCTCAATACCTGAATCTGCTAATTGTGCCATAATAGCTGAAGTATCTTCAATAGAAAATCCTGCTGACTTTGCAATAGGTGCAACTTTAGTCATAGAAGTTTGCCACTTTTCAATATCTAAAGCAGAAGATGTAAATGCTAGTGCCATAACATCTGTAACTCTGCCAGTTTCAGAAGCATCTAATCCAAAACCCCTAACTGCAGAACCTGCTACTATTGCTGCTCTAGCTAAATCACTACCAGTTGCAGTTGCCAAAGCAAGTGTCGCTTCTTGAGCGTTTAATATTTCATCAGTTGTGAAACCTAGCTTACCATAGTTAGTCTGTAACTCTGCTACCTGAGTTGCAGTAAAGAATGTTGAACGACCTAATTCTTGTGCTGTTCTTGATAGTAATAAAAATTCTGTTCTATTTGCACCAGTTATAGCCTTAACTTTAGCCATCTGAAATTCAAAGTCTTTAAAAGTTTGTATAGACTTACCTATTATTGAACTTATTGTTCTAAATGCAGCAGCAGCACCTAAAACACCTGCAGCCATCTTTACAAAACTCTTGTTTAATCCACCAACCTTCTTAGTAGCCTTATCTGTCTTTACTCCTAATTTATCTAAATCTTTTTGTCCTTTTATCTGTATCTGAACTACTATTTTTTCTGTATTTGTTGCCATATTATTTTATAAATCTAACATTATTAGTTCCAACATTCTCTTTAATTGTTGTTTTTATTAACTTAACAACATCTTTAACTACTCCCTTCTCTATCTGTGATACTATCTTGTCCTTGCTTTGCTTAACAGCCCATTTCTCAAAATTCATTCTCCTTAAACTATTACCATCTGTCCATAAGATATAAGGTTTACCATAAGCATTTCCGAATGGTTTTTTCATCATCCTATAGTATATCCTATTTGCAGCAGTTACTTCTTCTCCTTTAGCGAATCCTTTTATTCTAACCCACTTCAATATATTACTAAGAGAAACTCCTTTAAAGTTCTTAGGATTACTAACTGTTTTCCAATAAGCAACACTAGAATTTATATTAACAGCCTTTCCATTCTTGATGTTAAACATCTTGCTTTTCTTCAAACCTCTGCTTAAAGCACCTGTTGCTATATGTTTTTGAAATTTAAGTTCTTCTCTTAAACTTCTAACCATAATCCCACCAACAGAACTAAAAGCATCATTTGTATTTGTCCAAGTCATCTTAGCCATAATTAATCTTCTGATATAGTATTACCTGCATTTAACCTAAGTACCTTGTGGTCATTACCAAAAATATCTTGAGCATAAATTGGTACTAAATATTCTTGTAACTCTGATAATCTCATTGAATAAAGATGCTGTATAACTGCACTTGTTGATTCAGTAGTGTAGTCAATTAATATAACATCATTTTCAGTAGTTGCTGTGAAATGCGCACACATATTACCATTAACATAAGGCATAGTAAAAGAGTGAGATGAAGATTCAAAAATATTATCACCTTCTCTCCTGAAAGTCTTTACAGTTAAAGTACCTTCAATCAACTGATAAGGATTTGTTATATCTATCTCATAAGTTTTACCTACAGTTAATCCTGATAATTGCTGATAAATACCACAGAAACTAGGTTTACCACTAGACTTATGTCCTTTAAAGTGAGCAAACTCACCACTTATAGTAGGTGCTTGTATATTAGTGTATGCACTTTCTCCTCCACCTGTAGTATGATATTTATACCATATGTTTTTTGTTGCTGGGTAGCTACTAGTAACAGCATCTAATTGTGGATTAGCATCAATAGTTGCATAGTCTACAGCTTCATCTATATTACTTGTCAGTAGTGGTTGTCCTAAACCTAGAAACTCTCCTGTATAGTTTATTATACTAGAGAATATATCTAATCCACTCTGCTGAGGTATTCCTCCATTTGTTATTTGTTGGTTATTTAACATTTCTATTTATTTATATTAAAAAGATGAAGGTGGCTCTGCTTCAGCAGATGTACTAGCAGTGTAAGAACCTCCAACACCCCAGTTACTATTATCTCCACTACTACCAAAAGCAGGTGAAGTTGCAGCAAAAACTCCTATCTGAAACCACTCTATCAACTCTACTTTAGTAGTACTATTCTTATTAGGCATATAATCTACCACTCTATTAATCCTCCAATAAACACCATCTATGTATATTAATTTTCTAAAGTCTAAGTTGATAATATCACTTACTTTTAAATCAAGAGATACTGTTCTTAGTCTTGGACTTCTCTTTAACATTTCTACCATATTTCTGTAGTATGTATCATACAATCCTTTACCTGCTTGATAAGCAGTGTAAACACCTGTAGCATCATCATAATCTCTTACGAAAACATTTCCATAAGATAAGATTGGACTTGTTGTACTATCTCTATTAATCATTGTTGCTTGTGGGTATATACCTGAAAGAACATTGGATACGGAAGCGTTTGCAGTTATGAAATTTGTTGCAAAAGACCAAGTTTGTACAACTGCTCTCTTGTCGTTATATTGACTTGTTGCAGGAGAGTATTTATTCCAATACAATAATCTTGGTAGAAAATCAAAACCCTTATTAGTTCTTCCTGAATCATTAGGAGAGTGATTTCCTGTCCACAAACAAGCAGAATATGCAGTATCAACATTTGGATTAGCAGTAGTGTTCGTGTCTTTAGCATTATAAGTACCAGCAAAGAATGGATTTTCAAATGTACTATCTCCCTTCTCAAAAGTATCAGGTAGTGTTTCTCTGTATGGATATTCATCTTCTACATCATCAAAGTATGTTTCTCCTCTAACTTTTACTTTAGCATCAGCACTATCGCTCTTATACTTAAAAACTAAACTTCTTTTTAAATCATTCTCTATCCACTTATCATTTATCTCATCTGCTCTACTTAGCTTTCCTGTCCAGTCTATAGCATCTTTGTATGGTTTATAGAAGCTATCAAAAGGCTCTATATATACTGTTTTAGTGCTTTCATCAGTAGTCATCTGAAGATTATATGAGTGTGCAATACCTTTAATGAAATCTATTTGCTTATAATCAGGATTCATTACATCAGTTAAGTTGTAAGTCTGTCCGTATTCAACATTATTAGGGTCAATAGCAATAGTATACTGACCATTAGCACTAGTAGATGTTGTTGCTGAGGTTGGTGTAGATGAACCAAATAAATATAATCTTATTTCATTATCATCATAAGCAGCAGTTCTTGCTCTTACTAATAAATTTAATCTTAATTTGTCGCCTTTATTAAGGTATCTAGTTTCTTCTATCTGTCCAGTAAATATCTGAGATGCAGCAGGTTCAGTTTGAATAGGACTACTTGAACCAGAGTCAAAAAAACTGCCAGTTTGAATTTCAGAAACACTTACCCAAGATGACTGCCCTACAGTTTGAACTTGTAATTGAATTTTAGCGTAATCCACATCTAAAGAACCTCCACTATAATTAACTCTAGTTGCAAATAATCCAAAGTTATTTAAAATAGTAGTATACTCTCCATACTCCTGTACAGTAAATATGCCTGTTGCTGCATCCCAACCTGTATTATCTGTATTTGTATTTAAAACAAAATCACCAGCAGCATTATTCAAGTCGATTATAGAGGTGAAATCAGCATAACTATTATCACTAGGAGGGTCTATTAAAAGTGAAGATATAAACCCTTCTCCAGTAAAACCATTACCATAAGATAATAACTTGAATCTTTCATCAGGATTATTGTACTTAAAGTTAGGTAATAGCCAAACATTCTTTTTAAAATCAGCTGTGTCCATAAAAGCAGAACTTATCTTATACCCAACACTACTAAATAACTTATCTAATGTATTTTTAACAAAAACAGCAGGTCGCCAGTCAGGGTTAGGTGGTGGTGTTTCGTAAGAATTTCCATCATCATTATATCCAAAATAACCAGTAGAGCCATTAGTAATAGCTTGAGTGGATGCTGTATCTAAAAGCTGTATCGTTCTAGTTTCACCCTCTGCATTATATTGACCATAAGAAGTTATTGGATAAACTATATAAGAATTAGAAGCATTACAATCAACATCTTGCCAAGTAGCTATAATACTTGTTTTATTGTATTCTAAATCTTCTCCATCAACACCCCAATCTAATTGATTCATATAAGAATCTCCTAAATCAGCAGCCCAAGTTAGATTATTACCATAGAACACTCCACTATAAGAAGATGGAACTTTACCATAACCACCTACTCCTGTTATCCTAATTAAACCTAATTGAGTGTACATCCCATCTGATACTATCCTGCAAGGTTTTCTTTCTGTTATATTATTATCAACATTTATATTTGGTATGTATAAGTGTTTTAATAGATTATTATTGTTCTTTGTTGCAGGAAACTTAAATGTCTTACTGTAATCACCACTTGTTGAGGTTATATCTTTAAAGTCTGAAATCTGAAAAGTCATAGCAAGAGGAAAGTCAGAGTGTTCTGTAATATCCAACTCCCCAACTACACTAGCATCCCAATCAATAACAGTTTTAGTGCTATCGGTATATTTGTAATCTAGTATTTCAATTCTTACTGACATATTAGTTTCTTTGTGTTTGTACTTTGTGTGCTAAAGTGTACTCAATGTTAAATTTAACTAAGCCTTCTGCTTGATTAACAGTTTCAGCATCACTATTAGTAATGATTACAGGTATATATCCTTTTGTTGATGGTCTAAGGTAAGGATTAGATGCATAGCCCTTAGCAGTAGCCTCTGTGTCTTTCTCTATCCAGACATTAGGTGATAATAGCATTTCTTCTAGCCACTTAGCTACAGACTTGTTTAGAGGCTCTGTATATACGCTTTGTACTTTATCTGCATTAACATTAGAAACCTCTCTACCTCCCTTGTATAGATTACCTCCCCTCATAGTGTCTGAAACATATAAAGAAGTTTGAAGAGGATTACTTTCAACCCCATTATCATTACTAGAATTAGCCTGATACCAAGTTCTATCTGCACTATTTCTCTCAACAACACTTCTACTTATAGTTAATCCCTCAACTACATCTCTTTTTGCAGTATAACTATCAATAGCACCAAGTGAATTTAACCAATGAAACCTAACAAATCCATAAGGGATGTTTTCACTTTCTCTATCAATAGTGTATTTATAAGAACCACTAACTACTCTTTCTGCGTATGGACTCCACATTCCTATTTTTACTAACTCTGCTGTATAATAAATAGTATTACTTGTTATTGTATTTGAAGTATAAGTATTCCAATAAGGGTAGTTTGATGGACTGCTACTTCTAGTGTTATTAGGCGACCAAACATTACCACTATTTATAATATAGTCTGGAGATATATTTTGAATAAACATTTGCTGCTGACTGTTTGCTGGTAAAACATACCCACTAGTTGTTGTAAATGTAAGTAGATTTTCTTCAAAATCTCTTAAATAAAATGTATTATTTGAACCATCTGACTCAGTAGTAACTATTTTAATTGCATCAGCACCAACACTATCTGATGTTGCAGAATTAATATCGTTCGAGTAATTTCTCCTGATGTAGAATTGCAACCATTCTGCTTGTTCATCTATTCTTACAGGTTTTTTAAAATCTTCATTTGTACCACCACCACTCGAATTTGGACATCTTGTAAGAAAGTTATAACCTGTATAATAATCTACAGTATATTTATTATAATAAACACTATCTCTTTCAAATTGATTTACTGAGTTTATTGTAGTTACTGTTGGTGGTGAACTAAGCGTATATCCTCCTTCAATTATCTCTCCATCTCCATTAATCACATCAAAAGTAGCAGAAACTTTAACCCTCCTAAATGTTCCATTTTCAGAAACATTATAATTGCTTATAGGAGAAGTGCCAATAACATTATCTTGCATTACTGCACCACCATTCATACCTCCGTAATAATTGCTCTGCCAAGTACCTTTATTAATTGGACATAAGCTATATGATAGTTGGTCAGAAACAAGCTGACTAATATCTATAGTAAATCTATGGTCTGAAGCAGCTGCACCATCTGTATATTTTCTATTAGCAATATCTCTAGATTTCTTAATCGTTCCAATAGTAGTCCAATTAGTACCATCAACAGTTGTTTCTACTTTAAATATTGCATTAACTATATCTCCTTTTCCTCCTGTGTAATTACTAGCACTAGGCTCTACACCCTCGTTTAAACCAGATTTAGTCCATTGCACTTGATACCTTAGTTGGTCGTTAGCACTTTTAAGGTAATTATTTCTATAATCCCAACTCATTGTAGCTAGATTGGTTGTACTCCAATTAAGAGGTACTATTCCCCAACTTAAGTTTCCTAAATAATTTGCCATTATTAATATATTTTATATTTTAAATTTAAGTAACCTCTTACCTCAGCAATTTCACTTTCTGATAATGCTCTGTTATAAACTATTACTTCTTGTAAGTTCCCTTTCATAAAGCTACCTCCACTTATAGAACCTATAGTAAAACTTCTCTCATTAAACACCTGCGAATCATTAAATGCAACATTAGAGTCTGAAGTAGTATTAGAGTTTGATGAATCATAATACTCTAAACGAATTGCTATCCCTTCCTTTTTTAATATTCCAATATGATTTACACCTGTACTTACAACTGGTATCTCATTTGTTAGTGTAGTAGTGCCATCAATTACCTCTGCACCTAAAGAACCACTACCATTTAAAGATAGTTTAATTTTTGTTCCTATTCCTTCATAATCGTAACCAAAAACACAATTATCAAACTCATCCATCCTGCTTACCTCAAATATCGTGAAGTCTGTTGTTATAGGTGAGTTGTTATCTGAAATCATAGAGTCATTAGTACCATCAAAATCAAAATAAGACTTATCATTCTGCCCATCATATCCATATCTTAATGGTTGGTTAGCTTTAGTCGTTTGAGCCATATTATTGTTAGTTCCTGAACTATCTGCCCAAGCACTAACTCTCTTGGTTGGTATGTCAAATGTTACTCCACTATCTGCTCTTAACCATACAGCTAAGTTTGCAAAGTCTGATGGGTAGCTAGATACAGGTCTAAAACACTTAGTAAACGCACTCATTGTGAATACTAACTTGATTTGAACTAACTTATCGTTCTTTGCATCTTTAATTCTCTCTATCTCTATACTCTCATCATTAAGATAAGCCTCTACAGTTACATCTTGGTAGTTTTTAAGCACCATATCCAACCATTCGTTAGATAAGTCCTGTAAGTTATCCCATCTCTTTTGTAGTGTTACTACTGATTGTGCTGCTTGAGAATATAGATTGTAGAAGTTTATTTCAAATGAATACTCTTCTCTACCATCATATATTGCTGGTATTATTGATTCTGGTGGATTTACTAGCATTAATGGGTACTGAGTATCGTGGTCTTGATTAACCTCCCCATCATAGCCAAATTTTACATCCCCATAAGTCCATTTACTGTCAAATACAGTTATTATATCTGTTAGTCTTGTTATTGCCATAGTTATGGTGTTATATTATTTTTATTATGTATCTTTTCCTGTACAGCAATTTCATAGTCGTTCTTAGCAGTATTCCAACTCAAGTAAGTTAATATTTTATATAAATTTGTTTCTTTCACACTATCAATGTCATTATAACCTTCTATTCTAAAAATTCCCTTCTCTGCTACCATATAAAGGCTGTTAAGCCATCCATATGGCTTTATGAATCTATTGTAGAGTCCAACTGTAGAAACTCTACCTTTGCCTCCTCCACTTCCTCTTCTGTTTTCCCCAAAAACATTTGGAAAGTCCGAGTTAATTTTACGCTTTGCATTGTCAAAAAAAAACTGAACTCCCAAACGAAATCCATAGTTAATTCTTTAAACTTCTCAGTTTTAGCAGGTATTGCATCATCATCATACTCTTCATCTGCTCTTCTGCAAAGTATTGCCATTTGCTCAGGTAACACATCAAACCTTCCGTGTTTCATTATTTCTATTGTACTATCTAAGTGAGTAGACTCAATATAATCTCCAAATGTGTTCCTTCTTAGAAATTCTTTTGGAAATAAGTACTCTTCACCATCTAATTCAAACTTTTCTATACCTTTAGGCTTATATTCTTCTAAAAGACTAGAGAATGTCGCTACAGCCTCATTAACGCTATCTACATCAAGTCTGTTCATCTCATTTTGACTAAGTCCTGTTAAATACATAAATATATCCCTATTCATCTTCAATAACTCTACTTCTGAGTGTTCTGCTTCAATAACATTACCTTCTTCATCTTTTCTGTTATATTGACTGATAATTGAGTATAATCCACACCAATATCTTAATGTAATGTCTTTCCACTCTGTTGGAATCTCGTATGAGTTTTTTTCAATCTTAATCTCTACCATATCTTAGTTGTTTGTTGTTTCTTTCTCTAACACATCCTTTAGTAATCTCTTTTCATCAGTAGCATCTATAAGAACATCTGCTAACTCTCCTGTAGAGTTCTCGCATAAATTAGCAATCCTCTCTAGATGCACAGCCATAGCATCATTATTTTCTTTTGTTTTTAGTGCAGTAAGAAACCCAATAGTAGTATAGAACAACATATTTGGTATTAAAAAGATAAATTCTGCCATTGCTCCATCATCACCTTCAATCTTTAGTGTTGTTTCGTGGAAATTATTTGAATATAAGTAAACAGAGTCAAGAATGCTTAAGAAGTCTTGATATTTACCTGCAATCTCATCTTCTGTAGCATAATACATTATTTTCTTAACATCTTCCATAAGCATCTCAACAACTACTTGATGTCCTTCGTTTAGGTAAAGTATATCTTTCTTTTTCATAATTTTTTGATAATTTTTTAGTAATTATTCAAAACTACGCAAAAATAGTGATTTAACTATGAAACACTTTCACAGTTTTCCAACAAACTGAAAATTATTATGAAAAATATAAAACCTTACCTCCACCACTCCAAATCTCTTTGTTTACTGCCATTACTAAGCAATCTACCATATCATCGTGTTTAGCTGCAGGAAACTTAGCTAATTGGTCTAAGAACTCATCATTCCAATCTCCATTTAGCAAACTAACTCTACCACTCTCTAAAGAAGCACTGACATCACTCACCCTTGCTACCTTGTCTTTAGTTGGTGGTTTATCTTCTTTAACGTTAAGTCCTGTTTCTCTTACTAGCGTTTGCACAATAGATTTACCTGATGCTTTAGGTTCTACATATATTCTACTCCTATTTGTATATCCATTCTTTTGTACCCACTGTTGAATGAACTTTACTAATTCTGGGAACTCTTTATAGACATTAACACAGTCTACTATCTGCCATCTGTTCTCTTTATAGGTGTATGCTAGTAGTGCAGAGGGGTCATTCTTTTGGTCAGCAGTATATGCAGGGTCAATTACAAAATTAACTATAGCCTCATCTACTCTATACCTATCTATCTTAAACCAATCCTTATGAATCATCCCACTATCTAGTGGTGTAGGTGTTTGTTGTAGTTGTCCTGCATAACCATAACTACCTAATGCACTTTTGTAATCATCTAATATCTTTTGACTAAACCTATCTTTCCAAAACAACTGAGTACCTTTCTCATAGAACTTCTCTAAGTATGCAGGTTTTATGTTACCATCTCCACTTTTAGCAGGAATACAGATGTGTTTATACTTTAATCTAGTTTCTTTACCTAATAAGAATCCTGTTAAGTCATCTTCATGTACTCTTTGCATAATTATAATCCTAACTCCAATATCAGGTTGATTAAGCCTAGAATAGAATGTAGTCCTATACCATTCATTAGCGTTCTCTCTTTCTGTTGCTGAATTAGCCATTTGTGGTGAAAGAGGGTCATCTACAATAAGAAAGTCTGCTCCTTGCCCTGTAACAGTACCACCAACTGATGTTGCTCTTCTCATTCCAACAAAGTTGTTCTCGTATCTCTCTTTTAGGTTTTGGTCTTTTTTAATATGGAATACATCTCCCCATCTTCTCTTAAACCAATCACTAAATATAATATCTCTACTCTTAGTTGCAAGTTCAATAGATAGAGTTGCAGAGTATGAAGAAGTAATGAATCTTTGTTTAGGTGATTTTATCCAAGCCCATACTGGAAACATAACAGTTACTATCAATGACTTTGTACTACGAAATGGTACATTAATAATAATATCTTTACTTTTAGGTTGCTGAGCAATTACTCTCTCACATTCTTCTTGTAATAAATCACAGATATACTTATGATGCCAATTAGTTGAAAGTGGTACTGCAGGTTCTACTACTATCCAAGCTGCTTTAAAGAACTCATAGAAACTCATCTCACATAGTTTCTTTTCTAGTGCAAATTTCAGTAATGCTTTTTTAGTCATCTAATTCAGTATAGTCAATATCTTCTGCTTCTTCTAGTCCTCTAATTTGATTTTTAATATCTTCAAGTGTTGCTCCTTCAGTTAAGTTAATCTCAATCTTAGTTTCTGAATCTCTCTTAATCTCTGTTGATGATAGTTTAGGCATTGCATAGTTCATTAGTTTCGCTATTGCATCTATGTATGCACGTGGGTCTTCATCAAATAATATATCTAATGCCATCTTAATCTTTACAGGCTGTCCTTCTAAAGCATAAGCTAAAGACTTCCTAGTCATCTTAGCTAGTGTTCTTGTTTCATTATTCTTAGGTAGTAAAGATTTTGCAGATTTATTATAATCTTCTATGTTGCTAGGTCGCTTCTTCATAGCTTCACTGCCTACTTGTTTCTTTTCTTCTGACATCATTATTCGTTTAGTTTGCCAATATACAACATTGTTTTAAACTTTATTCACAATAAAGATATAAAATTGAACTTTGTAAGATTATTTGTGTATGTTTGCAGTCTAATAACTAAAACAATACAACTATGCACGTAACACAAAAAATAAACATAATAGCAAATGAGATGCTTGGAGAGGCAGCTTTAGAACTATATAAGGCTCTAGAAGAACTAGGTCTTGAAGATGAGCGACAAACTAAAGCTATTATGAATCATATAGCATTTATGGTTATGTCTTTTACTCACGAAGATATAGGGGAGATATTTACTAAAGCAAATAACGATGCCCTACCTGCAATGCTTAGGTGGAGAGAGTATCACGAGAATGAGTATAAGAAGAACAATAACTAAACATTTGTTTTTGTAAACATAATATAAGAAGTATAAGTTATAAGATTGAACTTCTCTAGTTTTATTGTAACTATATAGCCCTATATTTAACTTATCTTTTAACATTTTACCCTATATCACGTTTTTGTATGAAAACTGTGAAACTATTTAATTCTCAAACACTACCTTCGTGCCTCTTATTAAAACCTATATAAGACTCTAAAGAAGTCAGTCTAATAAACTCTATGAAAGTCTGTATAAGCAACAACAGCTTAACAGAATAGAATGTTATAATAACAGCCACTCAACCTTCTAGTAAACATCATTGCTCATATCGCAAAGTATCTAACAAGTCTTGAATAGATGTTTAATCTAAAATATACCTTTTATAAAATTGAACTTTGGTTTTGTGTGTGTGCGTTTGGGTGTTCAAAGAG